CGCTATCTGGTCGAAGTGTATGAATCTGTGTGGGAAGAACTGGCCCAAATTGAGGAAAGTAAGAAACGTTTCAATGCAGCGGAACATCTGGTGCATACAACGAAACGGAATCCGGCCCGGTTTGATTTTGATTTCTGCTTTCCCAAAATGCCATCCTATTTCAGACGGGCGGCAGTCCAGCATGCGCTTGGGAGTGTATCTTCTTATCGGACGCGTCTGGAACAGTGGAAAGCAGAGGGGGAGAAAACGGGAAAGCCGTATCTGAAAAGTGAACAGTATGCCATGCCTGTTTTTTACCACGATGTCATGTACCGTGAAAACACAGAAGAGAAAGATGCGGCCTTTTTAAAACTGTACGATGGACACGACTGGAAATGGTTTGCTGTGTGGCTGAAACATACGGATATGGAATACTTAAGAAAACACTGGTCGGGCAAAAAAGCTTCGGCTCCAACGTTGGAGAAGAAGCACCACAAATATTTTCTGCGTTTTACATATGCGGAAGAGGTATCTTTAAACCAGACACCTGTCAAAGAGCAAACGATCTGCAGCGTGGATCTCGGCATCAATACGGATGCAGTCTGTACCATCATGCGTCCAGACGGAACTATCCTGGGAAGAAAGTTTATTAACTTTCCCAGTGACAAAGACCGGATGTACCGTGTGCTGGGACGGATCCGAAGATTTCAGCGGGAACATGGATCGCGTCAGGTGCAGGGAAAATGGGCATATGCAAAACGTCTGAATACAGAGCTTGGCAGAAAAATTGCAAGGGAAATCGTTCTGTATGCGTCAGAAAAGAAGGCAGATGTGATTGTTTTCGAATATCTGGAAATGAAAGGAAAACTTTCCGGGAAGAAAAAGCAGAAACTGCAGATGTGGAGAAAACGTGATATCCAGAAACGGTGCGGACAGCAGGCACACAGAAAGGGAATCCGAATTTCCCGGATTTGTGCCTGGAACACGAGCAGGCTTGCCTTTGATGGATCAGGAGAGATTGCCCGTGATACACGGGATCATCGTCTGTGTACGTTTCAGACTGGAAAAAGATACAACTGTGATTTGTCAGCATCGTATAATATCGGAGCAAGATATTTTATCCGTGAAATTTTAAAACCCTTGCCGGAAACGGAAAGGTCTTTGCTGGAGGCAAAAGTTCCTGCAGTAAAGCGTAGAACCTCATGTGTTTATGCAGATCTGAGAGAACTGATTTCAGAAATGGAACTGCGTAAAGCAGCATAAACACAGGCAGATATGCAGTGGATTACCTGTTATGTGGAAACCTGCCGTATCCGGCATGGAAGAAGCACATATCTGTGCAAAATCTAAGTAACAGGCGTATCCGCCGATATTTGGTCTGCCGCCTAAAGCGGCCGGAAGCACGTGACTTTAGTCATGTGAGGTTCACAAAAGATAGTGTAAAGTGCAAATAAAAAAACTACGGTGATTACATATCCGCCGTAGTTTTTTTATTTGCACTTTTTTTCGTACGTGAAAATTATATTTTTGTTTTTTTACAATTCTATATATATCGGAACGATACACGTACCGAAATACATAGAGAGGAGAGCTTATTATGAAAATATTATTTTCGTGGCTACTATCTATTTTGGCTGATGTAGTTTGCCATTATATCTGCAAATGGTTGGATAGTGAGAAATAAGAGGTAGCCAGTCTCGGGCGTAAGCCACCCGGTTCAAACGGCATAGAAAAACCCCCGGAGGTGAAATATCAAGGGATTTTTGCGTATCACTTGCTAAAAAAGATAGCATATAGATTTAAAGTATGTTATAATGAACGGCGTTGCCTCCCCTATACTAGGCCAGGAAAGGGGGCGTGAATATGCAAGAAGTATTTATTTCATTTATTCTTTCTATCATGGCAAGTGTAGTAGCCTACTATATTTGCAAATGGCTGGATGGAGATGAATAAGGCAACCAGCCTAAAAGATTAAACCACTTTACGGAATAGAAAACCCCAGAGAATGCGACTCTCTGGGGTTTTCGTTGAATATGCAAGTATTTATTCCATTGCCTACTGGCATTATAGCATATGTAAACCAGAAAAGCAATATTCCGAAAATCATAAATTGCTGACTTTATGATTCTAAATCAAAGGTGTTAGATTCCGGAGTAAGTTCTGAATCATTCTCAGTAGATCTATATTTTTTTACAATTTCCCAGAAGCGAGATCTCATTTCTTCTTCTTCTTCTTCCTCTGGGGTAAGGTCAAATTCATCCATATCTTAAAAACTTCCATTGTGTTCATGGGCGCTACCTCCTTTCCGCTTCCGAAAAGGAACAACCACCAGACTATCCCTATCACGTTCTAATCTGATCAGTTTATTATAACACGTTTTTTAAAATTCTCAAATAATAAATTCTGAGTTCTCACGCAAAATCCATATTTCAAATTTAGGGAGTACAGCTATCCTGCGATGACTATAAGTGACATTGTAGGGAAAAAATGGGTACTAGGCATACCATAAACATTATGCTATATTATACTCACCAGAAGTGGATAGAGGAAGACAGCAAGGTATGACATTTTTCCGCTTTGGAATCCGTGTCAATGATTGACACAAAAAATATGGGTTTTTGAATGCATCAGAACATTTTATGTTCCGGTGCATTTTTTATACCCAATTTTAGGAGATGGGGCCATTGCACAGGAGAAATGGCAATAAAAAGTAAAAAGGAGAGAGGAAAGCAATGAAATCAAAAATCTTCCATGCATTCTTATGGATTTTCATTATTGTAATTCTGGGAATGGCAGGGTATCAGTGCCGCAATTTAAGGGGTTATGTTAGAATCAGATTTCTACAGATTCTCCATTTAATTTTTCCAAGTCGTAATCTGTCGGAATCACAGACCAACCTTTATACGTTGCACACGGCCGCTGCCCGTCTCCGATTTTCCCGAGCATTGCTCTTTTTACTCGGGAAAGCCCCGAAATAACATTTTTAAACTCCCGAGTGTCTGGCTCAACGCCAAACATCTCGTGATTTTCCCTCAGCCAAAAGGCAAGGGAGTGAATATGGAAATGCTCCCCTTCCGGACTGACTAAGTGCCAGTCGATCGCCGCCTTGTTGGTTATAAATCGCCCAGATTTCGGGCTTTTCTTGGCGGCTTCCGTCGCCATCCTCTGTATCTCTGCACTGTTCGGAACCTTTTTTCTCGACTCTGCCATCTTTTCCCGGGTGGCGGCTGACATTTTAAGCCCCTTGTGATTCTGGCTCAAGTATTTGAGCCTACACTCCCTCGAGCAAGTCACAACGTTGCGGGAGGGAGTGCAAGGATACTCCTTCCCGCAAATTACACACTTTTTATAATTTTTTTCTTTCATGCTTCTTTCTCCGCTAGATCGAGGTCTGATCCGTCCAGGAACTCCCCGTCCTCGTCCATATTACAGTATTCGAGCGCGTATTCATCGGCAAACATGTATCCACCGGACTTGCGGTACGAGCAGCTATATTTAGCAAGCTCGGCTTTTGCCAAGTCGTACTGGTCTCCCGTCCAGCGTTTCAGTTCTTCCGGGCTTGCGTTTTCTCCACAGATGCAATCGCCTTCGGTAAAGTTGTTAAATTGTTTCTTGGAGTAGCTGCCTACTCCATGCTTTAAAATTATAGTGTTATAAAACTCATTCATATCTGTTTTCTCCTTTTCTGCTTTTTTGGTATCCTCTCTAACTACTCTATCGAGTAGTAAAAGGACATACTCCGGCGGGTTTCTTTTTCCCGCCTCCCATCCCTCAAGAGTCCTTTTTGGAATGTTGTATTTTCTTGCGAACGCCTCCTGTGTTAAGCCGGAGGCGTTCCGGATTTCTTTTATTTTCATTATTTTCCTCCTTTATATTCAATAAATTCGTCGTCTGTCTCAACGAATTTATTTATTTTTTCGATCAGTTCCTCTTCACTGATCGTCTGGAACTCACCGCACTCATAGGTGCCGTCTTCCATCAAGTGGTTCCCAAAGTCACCACAGCACGGGCAAAAATCAAACTCCGCCGTTGTGCCGTAGGAAACTTCCCACGTTCCATTTTCCAAACGGGTGTAGTCCGTCCAAAATCCATATTTTCCTCCATTAGAAGATTTCTCAGAATCATACTCTGAGAAATCATTGACTCTAACTTTTTCAATTCCTTTTAAACTTGTTACTTTTTTATTCATTTTAATTTCCTCCTTTTTGTTATCCCTTAACTTTGATTATATAATACCACTCATTGGCGTATACGTCAATAGGTTATTTTAATTTTTTTTTTGCAATAAAAAAAGGCGTAGGGAAATCCCCACGCCTTTTGCTGTCTTTTATATTTTATTAATTATCATTTTGCCACATCCTTTCCAATTACTTTATCGCAACCTCTTTACACAATTCTAAAAATTCATCTTGTATCAGGCACAAATTGCCGGTGATGTATCCGCTCAGGATAAACCGGCACCAGATCAGCTGCATTTAAAGAAAAATGTTCGTGTTATCATGCTGCAGAACACGGATAAATACCGGAACGGAAGCAGCGCCATCGTAACCAGTCTTGGGAATGATGAGATTACAGTTAAAATTGACGAAAGCAATGAATTGGTAACCGTTCCATATGCCAACTGGGATGTAGAACGTTATGCCGTTGATCCTAGCACAAATAAAGTCACAAAGGAAATTATCGGTACTTTCCGGCAGCTTCCAGTAAGACCAGGTTATGCTATAACAGTTCACAAATCTCAAGGGCAAAGTCTGGATAAAGTTACTCTTAAATTAGGGAATAGGTGGCCTGAAATTTTTTCTTGTGGGCAGCTTTATGTAGCCTTATCCAGGGCTACTTCCATGGATGGACTTTATATTGATGGAAGTCTTGAGAAATAAAGGTACTTGCCTCTGAGGATTCTTTAAATTTTCAAAATAATGCCTTAGATACCTGCGTGAATAGCATAAATTCGGAAGAAGTTCCTGTATCCGAAGAACAGCCGGAAGACACAACGAAGGAACCTTCCGTTTCTGACGGTCGTACAATTTCTATTAAGTGTCCAGCACATGCAGCAAAAGCAATTTTTTCTTTTGCGCAGGCACTTACTCCGGATACAAAACTGGTTGACAGCGTACTGATCCTTCCGGAAGAATATAAGCAAGCCGTCAAAACCTTCATAGAGGTGATTTTGTAAACGTACAACATACACTTTTTCAAATGTCAAAAGGACAGATCTGTTGAAAACGGATGTGTCCTTTTGACATTTCCACCCGCCAGGGTTATGTTTTTTGCGCGATAAATCAAATTTTCTCTTGATTTATTGCGCATTTTATCATATAATCTTAATAGAAAAGTTAATAAAAAGTTATTAAAAAATTATTATGTTTCCTAGACTGTCTATTTTATTGGTTCCAGAAGGAACCGGAAGGGAGATAACATGAAAGTAATCGCAGTCGATAACTACAAAGGAGGGGTTGGAAAAACCACAACGGTCATTAATCTGGCTTACAACCTTTCCGCATTGGGAAAAAGAGTGCTGATGGTTGATGCTGACCCGCAGTCCAATACAACCTATGTTTACAACAGAGTCAACGAAAATTCCAAAACATTGCTGGATATTTTCCATGGTGTAAAAACAGAAAGATGCATTTACAGAACGAATTATCCAAACCTTGATCTTATCAAGGCCTCTCCCCGGATGGAGGAGGCAGATGGACTTCCAGTTATTATCAAAGAAGCTTTGCACCAAGTAGAAGATCGCTATGATTATGCGATTATTGACTGCCATCCTTCCATGCAGCTGCCAACAATTGCCGCACTTGTTGCAGCGGATGAACTTCTGATTCCATATGAACCGGATGCTTTCGGAAAAACTGGCCTAAACTTTCTATCTGATTACATTGCACAGATTCAGGAATACTATAATCCGGAACTTACATACCATGTATTTATTTCGAAATATGCTGGCCGTAAATCTCAGATAGAAGAAATACGTGACCTGGTAGAGAAATACCAGTTTCCACTGCTCACTACCGTTATCAGTAACCGAGCTGCTGTGAATTCAGCGAATAAGGCAAGAAAACCACTGGCAAAACACCGCAGAACCGATGCATCAACAAAAGATTACGAGGATCTTACAAAAGAAGTTCTGGCATTAATGGAATAGGAGAAATAAAAATATGGCAGATTTAAATGCGATTC